CGCGCCAGCCCCTCGTCCTTCTCTCGCTCTCCCAAAACTTGAACCCCTGTTCAAGGGCGCGATACGCCCGAAGCAGAAGGAGCCCACCATGCCGATCCGAGGGAAGCCTCCGAAGCAGAAGCCCCGCGCAGCGATGACCGCTGACGACTGCGTGACCTCGTCCTACGTGGACTACTTGCGCGCCTCGCTGCGCCAGCTCGAACAGGCCGTCATCGACGCGAACGAGGCTGGCTCGTGGCAGGCGGTCGGCTCGCTGAAGCTCCGCGCCCTCGAGACGCGGCGCGTTCTCGACGAGGAGATCGCGAAGGCGGCGAGCCCCGACGACAGCATGAGCGACGAGCAGCTCCTCGGGATCATCGTGCAAGCGGTGGCCTCCATGCCGGCGCAGCATCTGGAGCGCCTCGAGGATGCGATCGACCTGCGGCGTGGCGGGAAGGTCGTGCGTCTCGCGGGTAGTGGCGCGTGAGTCTCGCGGCTCTCGCGTCCGCTACGCACGTCCTCGGCAAGCGGGCACACACGGACCCGCTCGCCTACTACCGCCCGACGCCACCGCAACTCCGGTTCCTTCAGTCCTCGTCTCAGATCAAGCTCTTTCGGGCAGGGAACCAGGCGGGGAAGACCTGGTGCGGCGTGGCGGATTGCATCTGGCGGTGCCTCGGCTCGCATCCGTACACGCTGGTGAAGGCGGCGCCTATCGAAGCGTGGGTAGTCGTCGTGTCGTGGGAGCAGAGCCTGAGCATCCAGCAGAAGATCTGGTCGCTGCTCCCGAAGGACGCGATCGAGGAGGACTGCGAGTTCACGCCCGGGAAGGGCTTCCGTGGAAAAACGCCCATTGTAAGGTTTAAGTCTGGCAGTATCCTCCGCATAAGGACTGTAAACCAGGGGGCATTAGCTCTCGCCGGCGCCACTATCGACTACGTGCTGATCGATGAGCCGCCGCCCGAGGCGATCTGGTCGGAGCTCGCGGCGCGCGTGCTGCGCCAGCGAGGGCGCATCGCGATCACGCTTACCCCGATCGGTCTGCCGCTCGGCTGGCTGAAGAAGCTGGTGGAGCAGGGCGAGGTCGAGGACATCCACACACCGCTCACGGTGGAGGCGACGACGCCGATCGGTGGGCGTCCGCTCCTACATCAACGCGACATCGACAAGCTCGAGGCGCAGGTGCTGCCGCAGGAACGCGCCCAGCGCATCCACGGCGAGTGGGAGTCCGGCTGGGTGGAGGGCCGCGTGTTCCCGCAGTTCGACCCGACGACGATGGTCCGCGACGAGGCGCCCGCTGGCGAGGCGCAGATCGGGATCGGGATCGACCACGGGAAGGAGTCGGGCGCACAGACTGCCGTCATGGTGGCGATCACGCGGACAGCAGACAACGAGCCGAGGATCACGGTGCTGGATGTCGTGTCGAGCAACGGCATGACGACGCCAGAGGAGGACGCCGCGCAGATCCTCTCGATGATCAAGCGAGCCGGCCTCCGCTGGGAGCAGATCGACCGATGGGTAGGAGACCGCGCGGCGATCTCACGTCGAGGCGGCGCGATCAAGTCGAACGCGCTGCTGGTTCAAGCCTTTGAGAAGGCGCTCAAGATCCCGATCGGATCGTGGCCGGCACGGATCTCGGTCGCTTATAAGCCCGCGGGATCCGTTTTTCACTCCTACCGCATCCTCCAGAGCGCCATGCTCCGCGGCGACTTCATCGTCCATCCGAGGTGCAAGCGACTGATCGAAGACCTCGGCAAGTTCGACGGGCGTGAGGCGTCGAACCACAAGCACACCATTGATGCGCTAAGGTACGGCTGCGAGCTGATCACGCGCAGGGCCTACGCGCCCCAGCGGCTACGACTCGGATAAGGGGGCGCCATGCACTACTCCACGACTTCGACGCCGGCGCCTCCCGCACCGGGGAACCCTGACGAGGCCCGCCGCGTCGAGCATACGCGGCACCGCTACGCGATGATGGAGGGGCGTTGGCTCCCGCTGCTGGAGGCCCGCCTCGAGCAGCAGATCGGATCGGTGCGTCGTGCTGCGTGGGGCATCGGTGACATTACTCAGTGCATGATGCGGACGACGAGCATCGAGCTGGCGACGCTCTATGACGCCGAGCCGGACGTGCGTCACTCGCAGATCGCGCCGAGCGCGAACCTCGACCGTTTGATCGGCTCCTCCGGGTCGATCGCACGCTCGGGCCTGTGGTCGCAGATGACGCGCTTCCAGGCGCTGACCATCGCCCTCCGAGAGATGTGGCTTCGCGTCGAGGTCGTGGACGGGCGCCTCGTCTACCGTCCTGTCCCGCCACACATGACGTTCGCGGAGGCCGACGCGTCGAAGCCCACGGTGCCCGTCGTGTTCGGTGAGCTGCGCCTCCGCTGGATCGCGGACAAGCACGTCTGGACGTTCGATGTGTGGGACATCCGCGATCCCGAGTTCCCTACCTACCGGGTCGTTGAGGCGCTCGACGGGTGGAAGTTCGGGCGCGACTTGACCGTGGACCTCCACGGCGCGACGTACGACGGCGCCGACTATCCGGCTGCGTGGCGCCGGCAGAACGGCATGCCGGTCATCCCCGCGCAGCTTTACCATGCGTCCACGTACGGCGATCGGCTGTTCGATCCCTTCGCCAACATCGAGCTCTACGAGGCCACCCTGAACCTCGGGGTGCTTTACAGCTACCTCAACCATGCCATCCGAGACGCGAGCCACCCGCAGCGGTACGCGGTCGGCGTCCGAGTGGCGGGCATGGATGCGGTGGACCTCGGCTCTCGCGCGAGCCGATCGGAGGTCACGACCGATCCCGCGACGATCCTTATGTTCGACCCGATCGGCGAAACAACTCAGCCGATGCTTGGACAGTTCCTCGCCGGATCGGACGTTTCCAAGCTCGAAGAAGTGATCTCAGCGATCGCCCACCGCGCCGCTACGGACGCCGGCCTCGCGCCATCGGAGCTCCAGCGCACGTCGGGCTCTGCCCGCTCCGGGTACGCGATCAGTCTCTCGCAGGAGGGCAAGCGGATCGCGCAGAGGCGCTATGTACTTCAGATGCGCGCATCTGACGAGGCGCTCATCGGACTCTCCGCGATCCTCTTCAACCGCTGGGCTGAGGCGAACAGCGAGCCCACCAACTACCCGGAGGGCGGGTACGCAGTGTTGTATCGCGAGGTCCCACTGAGCCCCGATGAGATGCGCGCGAGGCGAGAGCATATTTTGGCGATGCGCTCGGCGGGGCTGATGTCTGACGTGGACGCGCTGCGCTTCTTCGGCTCGCTGAGCGAGCAGGATGCGGTCGCGCAGCTCGCGCAGATCCGCGCCATGCGCGGAGAGGCGGCGCCTCCCGCGGAAGAAGGACAAGAGACGCCGAAGGCGCCGCCCGCCGCCGACGTATCGCGCGAGCATGCCGAGGCGATGTCCGAGGCGATCGATGAACTCCGCGCGTCCGAGGAGGCGCTCGACGGACTGCTGGCTGGCAGCGTGACCGAGGATCAGCGCGACATCCTGCGCGCGGTGCTGGAGTCTCTGCGCGAGGCTCGCGGCTACCTCACGGGCGAGGAGGTCGAGGCAGAGACCGAGCTCCCCGGCGAGGTCGAGAGCGAGACGAGCGAGGAGGCGTAGTGCCGTTCGTCTCCGATGCACAGCGCGAGTACCTGCGGCGGAATGAGCCAGCGGTGTACCGCGAGTTCCAGCGCGCGGAGGATCGCGGCGAGCTCGACCTGAAGCCGCCGGCTACGGTGGCTGCGGCTGCTCGACGTGGGCTTGAGCTCCGCGCCGAGTACAGACGTGGCGGAACGGCTGTCGGTGTCGCCAGGGCACGCGACCTCGGGAACCGACGCACGCTCACCATCGAGACGGTGAAGCGCATGCTCGCCTACTTCACGCGCCACGAGATCGACCTCGAGGCGCCAGCCGCCAAGCGTGGCAACCCCGGCTATCCGAGCGCCGGCTACATCGCGTGGCTCCTATGGGGCGGCGATGCTGGCAGGACGTGGGCGCGGAAGATCATCCGTCAGGAGGCGCGGGTTCGCGCCGCACTCGAACGCAAGAAGGAGGAAGCATGAGCGCAGAAGAAGGGACGACGACGGTAGACGACGGCGGCGCGAACGCCCGCATCCGGCAACTCGTGTCTCGCGTGAAGGAACTCGAAGCGCGCGTGGGCGAGCTCCAGCCGCTCGCGGAGACCGCCGAGAAGTACCGCGTGCAGCTCGACGAACAGAAGGCGATGAGCAAGGCTGAGCGCGAGGCGCTGCGCCTCGAGCGTGAGATCATGTCCGCCGGCGTCATGGATGCCGAGGGACTCGAGTACGTGCAGCACGCGTACTCCAAGCTGCCCGCCGAGGGCCGTCCTTCGATCAGCGAGTGGCTGGGCAACAAGGAGGCGCTCCCGAAGGCGGTGCGTGCGTACCTGTCGGACACCGCCGCGCCGACGACTACGACGCCAGCGCCGACGCCGGCGCCCGCACCTGCGCCCTCGACGGCACGCGCTGCGGTGGCAGCGGCGCCCGACGCTCCGCAGAGCTGGACGCCCGAGGCGATCGCGCGTCTCTCGCCCGCCGAGTTCAAAGCGAACCGGGACGCGATCTTCGCTGCTCTGCGCGCGGGTTGACACGCGAGCGGGAGTATGTGTAGGCTGGCTGTGCGAGGCACTACCTCGCACGCGCGCGGGCACGAACTCCCGTTATCAGCGATAGGCGCGGTCTAACCTCGATAATCTCAAGGAGGCCGCTACTATGGCCAACGAAGTCTATTACAGTGGTTTGAGCGGCAACGCTCGTGTCGCCGCGATCCTCAACCAGGCCGTGCTGATGAAGCTCACCGACACGGCGAGCCTCGTCAATCACCCGGCGATCGTGCAGCTCCGTGCGATGAACGGCTCCGGCTCCAGCGTCGTGCAGGTGCCCGTCGTGTCGTGGGGCGCCGACGCGATGGCGGCGGTGGCCGAGAACGCCTCGGTCTCCAACACCGCGCTCACCAGCACGAACGCGAACGTGACGATCGCTCGTCAGGCGCTCCGCCGCCAGATCTCCGATCTCGCGCAGCTCACCGCGACCGGCATCCCGATGGATGTCAGCGTGGACAACCTCGCTTCCGACATGGTGCTCGCGTTTAACAAGCGCTGCACCACGATGCTCACCGCGCTGTCCTCCGGGTTCTCCACCTCGGTCGGCTCCACGGGCGTGGACCTCTCGGTCTCCACGTTCTACTCCGCCATCTTCGCCCTCCAGCTTCAGGCGAACGACGGGCAGTTCGTGGCCGTCCTGCACAACCAGCAGATCAACGATCTGATGTCCTCGCTCCGCTCCGAGACTGGCCCCGGCCAGTACCTCGCCGCGTCGCAGGACATGGTGACCGCGAAGGGTCCGGGCTTCAAGGGCACGCTCTTCGGCGTGGACATCTTCGGGTCCAACACGGTTCCCACCGCGAACGCCGGCGCCGACTACCTCGGGATGATGTTCACGCGTGGCGCGATCGGCGTTGCGACGGGCACCGCCGCTCCGGTGATCGGCTCCACCACGACCGTGCCGCAGAGCCCGATCGTCGTTGAGTTCGAGCGTGACGCGTCGAACGGCAGCACGATCATCGTCGGTTCCGCCTTCGTCGGCGTGGCCGAGCTCGACGATCTGCGCGGCGTCGGCGTCCTGTCCGACTTCTAAGTCGAGCAGTACAAGCGCCCGTCTCGGTGGTTAGTCTACCGGGGCGGGCGCTTCTGCGTTCGCCTCACGAAGAAGGAGACAAGATGGCAGCGACTTTCGGCACCTCGGGCACCGGCAACTTCGCCGCGCAGCCCGCCTCTCGACCGCAGGCGATGAAGGAGCTCGTGCGCCTCGAGCCGCGTCCGGCATGGTGGTACATCCACCATCCTGCTCGGTGGACGTTCCGCGATGGCGAGTGGGTGCCGTGGCTGTCGGTGCTGGCTGCTGACCCGGGCGTCTCCAACGTGGACAAGGACGGCAGCACGGACGCCGCCGAGGTGGCGAAGCGCCGCCGGGGCTGGACCGTGATCCCGTGGGAGGCCGAGGCGGGCGGATACTGCGTGGCCTACGAGGGCGTGGCTGGCCTCGTCCACCTGTCGAAGTGGGAGAGCCCCAAGATCGTCGCAGGACAGACGCGCATCCAGAGCGACGAGGAGGGGTACTGGGCCTTCTGCAAGAGCCTCGTCGGGACGTACATCGACCTCCCTGATCCCGACTTCATCGGCGTCCAGATTGAACGTCAGGAAAAGAAGGTGGACGAGTGGCGCGAGAAGGCGCCGAGCTCGCCGTTCCATCGTGACGCGCTCGCTGTCGAGGAGGCGCTGCTGGAGTCGATGATCTCCGCGAAGGAGCGGTTGTACAACCCGCCCGCTCCGGGTGAGGAGCCCGAGCCCGCGCCGAAGCCGAAGGTGCGTCGAGGCCGCGCGTGAGCGGCGAGCGCCCAGGCTACCGCGAGGCGATGGAGCGCATGGCGCGCCAACTGCGAGACGGCGGCATGCCCGCCGACAAGGCGCGGCAGACGGCGCAGGATGCGGCGAAGCGCCAAGATCAGCGCGAACGCGATAAGGGCCGATAGGCACGGAGGTCGGGATGTCGCTCGCGGAGACTGTCTACACTGCGCGGTTCCGCTCGACGGAGACGATCGAGCGTGGACGCACGCAGGTGCTGACCTGCCCGACATCCCGCGCCGGCGCCACGGCTACTCCGACAGCCGGCACGTTCTCGCTGTATCGCCCGGACGGATCGGCGCTGGTGTCTGCACAGGCGGTCACCATCCCGCCGGCCTCGGTGGCACAGTACACGCTCGCGGGCGCTACGACGAGCGCCGAGGCGCTCGGAGAGGGATGGCTCGTGGAGTGGGCGCTCGTCATGCCGGACGGCGTTACCCACACCTTCCGCAACGATGCCGCGCTCTGCCGGCGCACGCTGTACCCTGTGATCAGCCAGGACGATCTCACGCAGCGGCACTCGGACCTACCGGCGCTGCTGGGCTCGGCGGTGTCCTATCAGCCGTACATCGATGAGGCGTTCGCCACGCTCGCCAACCGACTGATCGCGGCAGGGCGCCGCCCGTACCTCGTGATCCAGCCGAGCGCGCTGCGTGACGTGCTGCTCATGCTCACGCTCCACCTCGTGTTCCTCGACTACTCCACCAGCGCCGGGGACGGCGGGCGGTGGCAGGCGCTCGCAGAACATTACCGCGTGCAGTACGAGGCGGCGTGGGGTCAGCTTCGGTTCACGTACGATGAGGCCGACGAGAACACGGTCGATCCGTCGAAGAAGAAGAGCGCCTCGTCGCAGATCTGGACGAACGGACGCGGGTACTCTGCCACGGCATGGTGGCGCTGATGGCAGCACGCACGATCCGGCAACTGCGCGAGGACGTGACTGCGCGTCTGCTCACGCTGACGGGGTGGAAGGAGAGTCGGGTAGCGCCCGACAACTTCGGGCGGGATGCAGACAGTCTCGCGCACAAGTGCTTCTCGGTGTCGCCCACGGAGACGACGGACCTCCGACAGTATCGGGGGCGTCCTGCCGAGGGCACGCTGGTGGAGACCGCGCTTGAGGTGCGGTACTCCTGGCGCCTCGCGCCGAAGTCGATGAGCGATACCTACGACGACGCCCTCGATGGAGAGCAGGCCATCGTGAACAAGCTCATGGCGTACGACGCGACGTGGCCGCTGTCATACAAGTTCCAGATCGTCACGACGACCCGCACGACGAATGACGCAGGAGAGTGGGTTACGGGCGTGATATCCTTCCGCGTCGTACACACTCTCCCGCTCCAGTGAGGTAGACCATGGCCATCTCCACCGTCGTCAAGAACTTCCGGGACGGTACCATCGTCATCAACGATGGCACGTCTCCCACGCCGCTGACCCTGACCGTGCAGTTCGAGACTGGCGACCTGTCGCTGTCCTCGGCCAACCAGGGGCAATACGAGTACACGAAGTACTTGGATCGCGGAGAGCTCGGATCGATCCGCAAGACGAACCGCATGTTCGCTACGGGATCGTTCTCCTGCCAGATGACCGATCTTGCGGACGCGACCGATCGCCTCATCTGGAACGCGGTGAACAAGGACGGCGCGTGGGCCTCGGCAGTCTCGACGCTCGGCGCGAACGCTGACCTCTACACGCTCCAGATCGTGATCACGATCGAGGGCACCAACTTCGGGGACGCCGCCGATCACGTCCTCACGATGAACAATTGCCGTTGCTCTATCGACTTTGCGGAAGGCGACCCCAACAGCTTCACGATCAACTTCGAGGTTCTCGGCGCCATCACGGCGACCTGATCCGACGTAGGTGGGGGAGCGCCCGTCGTGCTACGGTACGGCGGGCGCTGTTCGTTTTGCGCCGAGAAGGAGAAGGACAATGGACGTACAGATCAAGGGGAAGACCGTCACGCTCGCAGCACCCGCCAGCCACGCCGCGCGCACGAAGGCGTTGCTTGCTCTCGCGCAGGATGGATGGCTCGGCATGGGCGCCGCGCTCGGTGTCTGCTGGCAGGGACGCCCTGCGCTCAAGGCCACGCTCGCGGGCTGCAAGTGGGACGGCATGGCCTATGGCGCTGCGGTGCGGGACGAGCTCCACGCCGCTGGCGTCTCGGAGTCCGAGGTAGCCGAGGCTGCGTCGAAGGCGATCACGCTGATCGTGGACAGCTACCCGCGCGAGGAGGCGGTGCAGACCCACGCGGATTTTACCGAGGGCCGGACGGAGGGCTCGACGCCGTAGCCCTTGAGATCGGGCTTACCTACTGTGGCGACCCGGACGCGTTCTACGGCTGGACCGTGGATCAGCAGGAGCGTGTCCTCGGATGGTGGCGGGCGAAGCACACGCCGCCGCCGAAGCGCGCAGCACGAGGCCCGCTCCAGCCGCGTCCGGGTGATACGGTGACCGCAGAGGGTGCCTCGTTCTGGGGGCTCGGAGGCTGATTGGCGCGTGTCGTGTACGGATCCGGGAAGGTGACCGTAGCCGTGGACGGCACGCTGGAGCAGAGCCTCCGCGCCGCGTTCAACGCCGCGTCGAAGGGACTCGCCACGGGCATCGAGGCGCTCGTAGACGAGGTGGCAGAGGACGCGCGCCAGGACTGGTATGATCAGGTGGACAAGCGATCGGGCGACTCGCAGGAGAGCATCCAAACGGAGATGCGCCTCACGACCGATAAGGTCACGGGCGTCGTGTACGCGACCGAGAAGGCAACGTACATGATCAAGCGACCGGGACCGCTCTCGGTCCTTTCGACACGCAAGCTCACTCAGCAGAGCGAATACTTCGAGGTGCGCGACTATTATCGGAAGAACAAGGCGATGCCACCGGGCTACCGCTTCGCCAAGCTCGACGAGAACGGCGACCCGGTGGGCGTTCGCGCTGTGCGCCCCAACCCGAAGGCGAGCGATGGGAAGTCCATGTGGCAGGAGAACGTGATCAAGCCCGGAAAGAAGCGCGCACGCGATAGTATCCGGAGCATCCAGCGCGCCACGAAGGCGGCGCTAAAGGGAGGCCGCAGTGGCTGACATCAACCTGACCGTATCGGCCTCGCTGGCGAACCTCGAGGCGCAGCTCGCATCCGTGCAGGGCATGACTGCCGACACTGCGAAGCTCATCGTCAAGGACTTGCAGGCGTCGATCAAGGCAGCAGAGAAGGCGTCGAAGGACAGTGCCGCCGCAACGAAGCGCGCGATGGAGCAGACCGCCGCCGCGTCGAAGAAGGCGGCAGACGCCGCCGGCG